GAAGTGTAAGTCCATTACCGTCACAGGTGGTGGATCTGGTTACTCGGCAGGGGATGTCCTCAGTGTTGCCGGCGGCACTGCGACCACTACCACCACAATCAAGGTTCTCACCGTTAACGGTAGTGGAGTGATACAGACTGCCGAGTTACAGACGGTTGGTAATTACACTGCACTCCCGTCGAATGCGGTATCAGTTGCAGGAGGTGCCGGCACCAGTGCGACATTCACATTGTCCTGGGAAGTCCTAGCCGCATCAATGACCAACACGGGGTCCGGTTTGTTTACCGCACCCTCAGTTACATTTTCAGCAACTGGATCCGATGTCGCGGCAACGGGCACTGCTGTATTGGGTGCGGCAGATAGCACGATGGATGCAACCTCAACCGGTACTGTTCCTACCAATACAGATTACTGGACTCAGGTCAGCAACATCATGCCAAACAGTTCCAGTGCAACATATGTACAGAACAGGTTGGTGGTAGCTTCAGCGTACAACACGAGCACCTTCACTGCGGATGCCAAGGTCGATTACATCTATGCCTCTGACATCCTAGATGAGGTGCACACTTACTCGACTCAAATCTTTCGAGCGAACAAGGGAAGTGACGAGGAGATTGTGGACATTGCCAAGGCAAGCGGCAATGAGGTGATCTTGTTCAAGGATCGGTCAGTGGATGTGGTCACAAGTTTCTACTCTGACCTGTCTGATGTGCGGATTGATACGTTGTTGCCGAATGTGGGTCTTGCCGCACCAAGGGCATGGGCAGTGTCTGGTTCCGATGTGTTTTTCTTTGCCGGCAGGAAGGGGATAATGAGCATCCGACAAAATGAGTTAAACTCATACCAAGGTGTCACTATTCCCTTATCTGAACCGATACAAAGTCTGATTGATCGTATTGATTACAGAAAACAAGACCAGGTGCGGATGGCATACCATGACAACAAACTGTATGTCGCAGTGCCCTTTAAGGATTTAAGAACTGTCTCTAGTCAAAACCTAATTACGACTGAAAATTACTCTACAATCAGCGGCACTCCGCAACCTCTTTTGTATTCCGGTCTGACAGTAGGTAACACCTACTACTACAAGCTAGGTAAAAACGAACTGCACATAGAAGACAACTCACCAAACACATTTACCCATGTACGTTTAACAGACGGAAGTTTTGGTCAGTTCACCGCAGGTTCAACCAATGTTTATTTCTTTCCCAACGGAAACTCAACTGAGGTGACTGCACAACTTACCGAATTATCATATGGTAATGGAAACAATGCCATACTGGTTTTTGATTTCTTAAATCAGCAATGGACCGGATACGACTCAGGGACTGATATTTCTGTTAAGGAGTTTTTCAAAGCACAATACAACAACACCGAGCGACTCTTCTTTGCCAGTAACGATGGTTACATAAACTTAGTCGAAGAAGAGTTTGGTGGTGATGAGTCATTTGATGGTACCACCGCATCTCAGCTTGGCATTAGTCAAATCTCCTCTGACATGACTACTCGGGGATACCAGGCAGCAGATCCCAACACCCGCATGGTGCGGCGAGGAAGGATCAACCTGAAAACCTGGAATCCTAATTTTACGGTCAAGGTCGATAACGAAGGAGTTGAAGAATCTCAGACTGTTATCAGTAACCGCACCAAAAGCAGGACCAAGTATTATCGTCCCTCGTACAAAGCGGACTATGTGGTCAGCAACACCAATGACGATCACTTAGATCCTTACCGTGAAGATTACTCGGTGCAACTGACTGCGGCTGGGACCGCACCAAAGTCAGGAGTTGATCCTAACCGCATGCAGGAGACTCAAGAGAAGTTCAGTGCAAGCCCGAGAAGGGGCAGGTACGCAAAGGTAAATATTTCAAACACTCAAGGAAGGGTCGAGTTGACGGGTGTCAACCTGGACACCTATGGGGGCAACAAAACTTACAACACTAGATCATAATGGCAGTAACCGCGACAGTAACACCAGGCAAGGTATTCGGGGATTCAGATGTAATCACCAAGGAGACACTTAATCAGTTAGGACAACCAACGGTATCGGTAGACGGCAGTGTGGGGTCACTCGCACTCTCAGATGGATCCGTAACCAACGCAAAGGTTGCCGGCGATGCGGCAATTAACCTGACAAAGCTAGAAGGGATTTCCAGGGGCAGTGTGATCATTGGCAACTCCAGCGGCAAGGGTGCGGTGGTAGATGCCAACGACAACGGCAAGATCCTTGTCGGAGATGGCACTGACCTGAACTCAGTAGCAGTTTCCGGGGACATAAGTCTGGCAAGCACGGGTGCAGTTACAATCACTTCCGGTGCGGTCGAGGCAGGTATGCTAAACACTAATGCGGCAGCAACCAGTGGAGGTCTTGAGGTCAGCAGTGGCATGAAGATCAAGGATGACGGCATAGATCCGTTAACCAAGTTGGCAGGGCATGCAGATCGTAAAGGTCAACTAATCACATACGATTCAAGCGGAGATCCTGTTTACGTTAATAAAGGCACTACTGGGCAAGTGTTAAAGGGTAACGGAGACAACCCCCCAAGTTTTGGAAGTATTTTTTCTTATAATTCGACTGCCTCTGACACTTTAGCAGTTTCCTCTGGCACCAAAGTTCAATTTGCACATTCTTTATCAGTTGTTCCTAGTTTGGTTAGAGCAGTCTTGGTTTGCCAATCTGGCGGTGATCACGATTTTGCTGAAAATGACGAATTAAATGTTCACAGCATTGCAGATGAAACTTCAGGGACCGACGAGGGACTTCATAGTGTTGTAGCAGACGCTAATCATGTGACCGTAACAATTCATGGCAGCAATGTTTTAAATGTAATGAACAAAAACAGCACTTCTGCGGTTCATCTAACAAGGAACAAATGGAAAATTAAAGTGTATGCAACTCCATGATCGACGGTAAAAACATAAAGTCCGGTGCAATTACCAACACCAACGTCAACTCTTCCGCTGGGGTAGAGTTAAAGAAGTTGGAGAAGGGTAGTTCTGGGCAAATTGTTGTTACTGATTCTGATGGCACCCAAAAGTACGTCACTCTCTCTGGTGATGTAACTATTGATAACGATGGAGTTGCTACTGTCTCATCGACGATCAGCAGCAGTGGCACCGGCAGTGTGGGTCCACAAGGTCCAGCAGGACCGCAGGGACCAACCGGTCCGCAGGGCACTCAAGGTAATGCAGGTGCCCCAGGATCTGATGCCAGTGTAACCTCTACCAATGTAGACAATGCATTGTTTGGGGTAGACACAAGTTCGTTTGGGTTTGTTAAAAGAACTGCTAATGACACTTTTGCGGTAGACTCAAACACCTACGAACAATCGTTCTCTAAAAACACTGCATTCAATAAAAACTTTGGGATTGCCGATGACACTGTATGCGAAGGAGACGATGCAAGGTTGGCAGATTCGAGAACCCCAACAGCGCACAAAGCATCACACGCCACTGGAGGATCAGATGCAATCGCTCCCAGCGACATAGGTGCAGCATCATCCGGTCACAACCACGCTACCAGTGATATAACGAGTGGAACACTAGCAGACGCTAGAGTGGCACAATCCAACGTCACGCAACATCAAGCGGCAATAGATCACGACCAACTAACTAATTTTAGTGCGGACGAACATCGAGTCATAAACGACGGAGGGACTAGCAGCACTGAACTTTGGTCAGCTCACAACATTAACTACCACCTATCTGGGAAAGCCGATAGCGGACACAACCACGATGGAGTTTATTCTGGAGTTGGTCATACTCATTCCGAGGCAAACACAACTATTGCTGGTTTTATGCCAGCAAGTGACAAGTCGTTTGTAAACAATCTATCTAGTAAAATAACAGTTCAAACTACTGGGCCGTTTACCGGATTCATTGGAATCAATGATGTATCACCAACATACCAATTAGACGTAAGCGGAACTGCACGGTTTACTAGTGCTGTTACGTTTGGCGGATACACGTTTCCAGTTTTTGACGGGGATACTGGTAAAGCATTGGTTACTGACGGGGGCGGTTCGTTGTCTTTTAGCAACATTGCAGTCGCAAACGTAACTGGACTTGGGGATGCTGCCACACGGGATGTCGGTATTGGTTCTGGAGAAGTCGCGGCAGGAAACCACACTCACAGTGCTGCCACTACAAGTGCGGCAGGGTTTCTTTCAACAACAGACAAAACAAAGCTAGACAGTTACCCGTCTACCAGTGGCACTCACAACGATGAGTTTTTACGCAAAGACGGAACCTTCCAATCGGTTCCTGCTGCGGTCAGTAAAAAGGAAATCACGATTGAATGGGGAACTGATTACAGCAGCAACTCCGTAATCGACAACATAACATCGGCGGGAAGCTGGACTGCCGATGCGGTGACAATACGTTTGTACCACAATTTCGGAACTGAACACATAATCGTCAGCGTTTTAGACAAGGATAACGCATTTGGAAAAGGCAACAATTCACAACTGGACTTGAACATTCAGAACAACGATGACGCGACTGTTTTCATAAATAGTAGCAACAGTTGTGACATTAAATTTAACTACGCTGACAACAGTATTTCCACGAACGACACGTTCAAGATAACGATTGTAGGATGAAACCCAAACTCGGCAGAATAATTAAAATTGAAAACGACAACCCCAAGTTTGGTGCGTTGAAGTCGTACAATTTTCTGCGGGTCAAGGACAACTGGGGGGTGGAGATGAATCTGATGTTTACGGATCGTCAATTGCTGGAGGGTGAAAAGCGAGCCGCTAAAAATCCAGAGGACGTAGTAAAGAAGATTACTTTTAAGCAGTGGTTGAATAGTTAATGAAACCTATCGACATAGCGAGACAGCAATATGACAAAGACTCCCCGAGGACTTTCGAGGAGGATGTTGCTTTCTATGTTAACGAGGGTTGGGTTTACAGTGGACAGGAAGCATTCATCATGGGCAGACCGGTTGACACTCGGCACATAGATTTTGCCCTGGATTACAAGTTTAAGTATCCGGTCAAAACTTGGAACTGTTGGTTTGTGTACCTCGCAGCCGGCAAGGGGATTGTGCGGTTCTTCAATATCGCACCGTTTGCTTTGGAGAACATTGCTTGGCACCGCAGAGGTGAGGGCAAAGCTAAGATTTACCCCTGGAGCAAGTTCTACGAACGATCTTGGAATTTAATAGATAAGGAAAACTACAATGGGAAGCACTAAGGTTAAGGCACCGCAAAGGAATTACTACGATGAGATGCAATCGACTCTACTGAGTCAGATGGCACTTCAACCGGCACTATTAAACTACCGACAAGCGACAGCACCTCTCTATGGTCAGATGGATTTCCAGATGGCAAGGGACATGTTGCTCGGTCAAGCCGGCGGCAAGCAGGTTAAGAACCCTGAGTACCTGGCAAAGAAAGCTGAGATTGATCTGTACCGTAAGAGTAAAAACATGAACCCCCAAGAGTTAGCCCGGATGCAGGGTGAACTTGAAGGGGTTGATGAGTTTATGACTACAGAGGCAACCAGGGGACTGCTTGATGTATACGAGAAGGACATCAATCCCGCACTCAGCCGCATGGACACCCAAGCGTTGAGGGCACAAAGGGAAGCGGACATTGCCGCAGTCGAGCAACTTGGAGGTCGAGCTACTGAAGCGTTGCGTCAAGCGGATCCACAGCAAGCCGCACTGATTGACGAGATGAATCAGCAAGCGATGAGTGAGTTAGCACTGGGAGGTGCGCTCAGTGATTCGCAGAAGAGAAACATCCAGCAGGGCATGCGAGCAGGTCAGGTTTCAAGGGGACTAGGAGTTGGAGTGGGGGATGCAGTAGCGGAGGCACTCGCTCAAGCTGAAGGTGCGGAACAGATGAAGGCAAGCCGCAGACAGTTTGCCGGCCAGGTTGCAGGTCTGAATCAGTCAGTCAAAGGAGATCCTTTTATGAGTATCCTGGGACGATCCTCTGGGGTGAGTCCAATGATGGCAGGTCAAATATTTGGACAGGGCAAGTCAATGGTGCCAGGGCAACTCTTTAACCCGGAGAGCAGTTACGCCGGTGGTCTTTATGGACAGAATGCTCAGATGACAATGGGAGCAAAACAAGCAACTGCTAGAAATAGATCCAATATGTTTGGTGCGGTAATGGGTGGACTAGGTGCCCTTGGTGGAGGGTTTCTAAGCAGACCAAAATAACAGAACAATGGCACAATTAAATTATTTCAGAGGGCAAACTAGTGGGGGAGTCCCTGCTGGTTTAGGGCAAGCAACGAACACCGGCATGGCAGTCGGTATCAGCAAGGGTATGGATGCCCTAGCTAAAGGTCTTGAGAAGTTCTTTCAAAACAAGAGAGAGAAAGCTGAAGAGGATGCTTATGCCGAGTTGCTAAAGAAGCTGAACGAGATGCCAGACACAAAAGAAGTTGGCAGAAAGTCAGCGGAGGAAGTGGCAAGCGGCACCCCTGGGCTACCTGACTTCTTGGATACTGCTATGGAGCAGGAGTCTGAGTTTGTTGGTCCCATGGAAGCAACTCCTGAATCAATAGCCGCACTTCAAAAAGCACAAGCTAATCCAGATGACTTGCCTCAAGTAATCACTCAGGAGATGAGCTATAACCCTGACATTGAGGGAATGATGTTTGACCCTGCAACAAACCAGTATTACCCGCATGCAACGGATACAATGATTACCGGAAAAGGAACTGGTCAATTTCACATTACTGATGACGGTCGTTACGTCAAAGGATCGCAAGCTGGCATAGACAAACCTGGTGCTTGGTCCCCTGCGGAATGGGAAGCAGGGGAGCAACCTGTTCCTCAAATGATTCCAACCTATACTCAAACACCGGTCTTTCCTTCGCTTGAGGGCATGCAAAGACCTGCCCCCAAGTATCGTGCAACGGAAGCAGCAATGGCAGGGCAGCAGGTGCCACTATCATTTGCTGAACAGGATCAAATGCGTAACCAACTCATTGCTGACTATGCAAGTCGCATTGGTGCGGATAGGGCTGAGAAATTGATGGGTGAACAATTTAAGGTGCACCGTGATGATGCCGGCAATCCAGTAGCTTACAGTTTAGGTAAGTCGATGATGGCAGCACCTAAAACAGACCCATCATTTACTGAAAAAGACTTTATTGAATTTGAAGTAGGAGGGGTCAAGGGTGTTATGAACAGACGCACCGGGGCAATTAAGTTACCGACTCAGGAAGGTGCTCTTGCGGAAGGGATTGCTGCGATGAAGCAAATGAAAGAGATGAACCGTGCATCACTCGTTGCTTTAAAAGAAGCAGGTACAACACATGTGTATTTAGACCCTAAAGATAAAGTATTCAAAGATGCTGCGCTTGATAATTCCTTGATAGATAAACATCCTTTAATTGAAATAGAAAAAGCTATTGCTTCTCAAACAACGCAAGATACTGATGCATTTTTAGACGCTGAATAATGCCAGAGGCACCAACATACAAAGATGCGAATGCGGTTAGAGATGCATACCGCAAGGGCAGTCTCACCAGGGAACAAGCTAAGAAGATAATTGATGAATCTGAGTTTGTGATACCTGGTGATCCTATGACCGATCCAGATGCTTATGAAAAGCAAATGAGAGAAACGGTCAAGAGGGAGGACGCTCAACGTGCCAAGGAGGAGGCAAAAGGTCTAGGGTTCTGGGATCGTATCGCCAATGCACTGTATAGGGGTTACCAGGGTTACAAGCAGACTGAAATTGATCCGTTTGATTCTGAAAGGGAAATAGACTTTGCGGACATATCAGCATCAGCAGCAATCCAGGAGAACCTGCCAATGGGCAAGGGGCTCCAGGAGTTTTATCAGTCTAAAGGTTTTGGTGAATCGGTTAAGAACCTATTTGCCCATGACTATGGCGGCACTCTTTTAGAGTTAGTTGCCGAGTCAATGGGATCCTACATCCCGTCAGTAGTCGAGAGGGCACCTGCTCGCGTGGCAGCGGGTGCGGCTATTGGCGCGGGTGTAGGTGCCACTGCTTTGGGTGCGGGAGCGTTACCCGGTGCTGCCCTGGGGGCAAGTGCCGGCATGACTGAGACTTTTGGTAGTGCCGCATTAGCATTGGAATACAGCAACATCATACTGTCCGGTTTAAAAGAGCAGGGTGTAGATGTAACCAATGCCAAAGCATTAGAAGACGGATTTAGTGACCCCAAGGTAATGGGGAATCTCCGCACCAAAGCAATCAAGGGAGGTATTCCCGTTGCGTTGTTCGACATGTTCACCGCAAGACTCGGTGGTCGATTCCTAGCAGGTGCTAAGAAGAAAGGAACCAGCAAAGCGGTTGCAGGTGCCAAGGAGTTTGTCACTCAAGGTGCAGGTGGTGCGGCTGGAGAAATATCTAAGTCCCTAGTGCTGGATGAAGAGATCAGTGCCCCCGGTGTTGTTGGTGAGATTTTTGGTGAGGGACCGACTAGCGTCCTAGAGATCGGTGTTGGTTACATGGAGAAGACCAAGGGCATCGATGTTCCTCAACCAAAACTCCCGGACAACATGGGAGGAAACCAGAGGACGGTTGATTCTTTTGAGGTTGAGGAAAGTGTTGATGCCGAGACTTCCCTAGACGAGGTGCTTGACCAGGTAGAGAAACCATTACCTGACGTTCAGCAAAAAGAGGCAGAGGTTAACCAAGCCCAAGCAGAGTCCCAAAAAGAAATTGATGCACGATTGGATCCTGAACAACCGCACCTGGCACCTGACCACGCTCAAAAGGTTGATAAACTAATAGACCAACAACCTAAAAAGTTAGACCTCCTTGCCGAAAAAGAAAAACTAGGAAAAAGGGAAGCAGATCTCGACGAGAATAAAGACAAGGAAGATGTACAAGCATTTATTGATGAACAAGTAGGGGTAGAAGTAATTGACGGGAAAGAATACTTTTACCACCAAATTACAGATGATGTCAGATACTACCTACTGTCTGATGGCAAATGGTATGCTTTACATATAGATGAAGGTGGAAAACCCGGGGATAGTTCTGGAATGTTCCCTCCGCTAGACAACATATCACAATGGTTAGATATTCATTTCTGGAAATTTAAAGACAGATACATAAACGATGAAGAGTTAAGAAACCCTAATGCGTTTAAAGCAGTAGACAGATTTCTTTTCGGAACTCCAGAAGGTAAAGCGGCAGCACTAGAAGGTGCCCCGGTTGAATCGGAAAAAACAGCAGACCCGGAACTTTTAGATCTTTTAATGGGAAGAGGAACTCCTGTTTTTGAAACCTCAATCCCCGTAGAACCGATCCCCCCAGGTTTACTTGCTGGGCTAAATGAAAAATCTTCAGAATCCGATTGGAACACGGGTCAGTCTTATGTTGAACAAATTAGGTGGTTACAATTTAAGTCGCGTCAGGACTTTAAAAACTGGTTAAAAGAGCACGAAGATATACTTTCACAAATTAGAAAGTCTTATAAAGCAAGCCCAGCATCTAAGCAACCCACCGCAGAGACTAAACAGGAGAAAGCAAAACAAGAGGATGCCGCACCAACTAAGCCAGAGCAGAAGGTAGAAGACCCCGCTCCGGTGGTGCCAGATCCAACACCCGAGCAACAGGAGCAAGCAGCAAAGGAAGATGTTCAACGTGCTACGGAGCGAGCCGCAGAGCAACCGGATGTCGATAGCATGCCTCAGAATCAGGATACTTTCAATGCATTGCACAAGTATGCCCGGTTAGCAAAGAAGCAGGGTAAGACTTTACAACAGTGGGCAAGTGAGAATGGATTGGAGATGAGCGATGCGGTGGTTGCCGCATGGGATGATGCTGACAACGAGACTCCCACAACCCTGGACATGCTGCCGCCCGAGGTGAATGCAGCACTCGGGAACAACAACCTTCGCAACCGTGCGGCAAAGTTTGCCAATGCCGATATCTCAGACGAGGTGCTCGGTGGTGTTTCAAATGTAGGATACGAAAAGAGAAGTAACGAAACAGACGCTGAATATGCTCAGAGAGATATCGAGGAAAAGGGACTCGATGCGGCAACTACTACCGCACTGGACACTGGGGACAACATGCCGGCACCGGCAAAGACCGTTTATCAAGCGGAGGTTCTTCAGGCACTTCGCAACGACGAGAAAGATGCACAAGCTACGGGAGATCAAGCGCGAGAGGATCAGAGAATTGATCAGCAGATTGCGTTGATGGAACGCATCAATGAAGCGTCAACGAATGCGGGACAATTCCTGCAAGCGTTCAGTCACTTCAGCCGGCTCAGTGTGGGAGGGATGTTGAAGTATGCAAAGCGAGCATTTGAAAAGATTGCCGGCAAGAAGGTTAAGGATGCCCAGGATGCATTCAGAAGAGTCCGGGATACCCTGAGAGACACCGAGGAACAGGTAGTTAACGAGGTCATTAAAGAGACTCAAGACAAGCTGATTGGCAGCGACCCCAAGGTGAAGGAAGCAACAAGGAAGCAGGTAGGGGAATTGGTTGCTAAAGAAGAAAAACCTGAGACATCTGAAATAGTGCGGAAACACTATGAGAAACCAGACAACACTCCTCTCGCTCAAAAACTAGAGAGATCGGGAATGGATTCTAAGACTGCGGCAAGAGAGGGTCGAAGAATCGAAGCTAAGTACAAGAGGACACATGCCAAAGTTACCGGTGAGGTGAAGAAGCGCATGAAGCAGATCCTCAAAAAGATGCCCCTTTGGAAACGCTACAAGAACGAAATTGTAGCCGCACTGACCAGGGCAGTGAATCCTGCAACAAAGAAGAATGCATCCGCACCGTTGCAGAAGTTCTCCCAAAGACTGAGCAACAACCTTCGCAAACAGATGAAATCCCTCAGACCTGAGAGGCAGGGATCCATTGACAAACTAACCGATGAACAGGTGCTTGCGGAGGGGATATCTAATTTAGAGAAGTACGAACAGGTCTGGCTCGAAACTCAGCAGGAACTACGGGAGCAGGATAACCTGACACCTGAACAGATTGCCCAACTCGACCAGGTCTTTAAGGACGGCACTCCGATGCCGTTTGCGGCAAGCACGATGGATCGAGCTATTCGGTCCGCGATGGTGCGGCTAGAGCAGAACCTGGACAAGGTGGTGCGGCAAAACAGAGAAGGGCAGAATGAAGCTAGGACAAAAGTCATCGATGACATCATTGCCCGGACAGGTTTAGTAGGTAAGGAAGCTGAACTCCTGTCGGACATGCTGAACAAACGCTACAACGAACTAGCGACCAAGAGGAAGAAATCAGCACTTAACAAGTTGAACCGCACCGATGGCAAGGTGATCCCGGCAGCAATTAAGAGTAAATACCAGAAGATCATAGAGTGGTCGAACCTCGGTGCATTCAGCGATAGCAAGTTCGACGAGGAACTAGCTAAGCGTCTCGACATCCCCGTGATGACGGATTCAATAAGGAAAGAGGTTGTCAGACGCGCCAGGATTATTGAGTCGATGCCAGAAGGGTTTCAGCGGCAGCGGGAAGCAATCAAGTTGATGAACTACATCAAGGGGCAGCAGAAATTTGGACTTGCTGACCTGTTCTGGGACTTCTGGTTTGCCAACGTGTTGTCCGGTTTGTCCACCCAGACGATCAACTTGCTAGGTTCCACGATGAACCTCATGGCACATACTATCACGCAATTCATCCGCAAACCTGGGGATCTCGGGGTTATGATCAAGGGTCTGGCTCGGGGCATGCGTAAGGGATTAAGCGAGGGCAGAGAGGTGCTTGAGTCTGGTTTGATTACCGGCACTCGCTTGGAGAAGTTTGAGCAAGCCAGAAACCTAGAACTGATTGAGAGATTTAGAGGGGGTAAATTTAATCCGTTGAGCTACCTCAAGTTCGTAGGTCGAGGATTAGCGGCGGGGGACATGCTGTTCTTTAAGACGGCAGAGGAGATGCGAGCGGCAGTGATTGCTCGCAATGTTGCCAAGGACAAGAATTTAAAAGGGAGAGCATTGGCTAGGGCAACCAATGAGATCCTAAACAACACTGCAGCCGCACGGGATAAGGCAACAATTCAAGCGGATAAGGAGGGACTCAAGGGTCTGGATCGTCGCAGAAGGATTGCTGAACTCATGGAAGAGGGCAGACCTCAACCTGAAGAAGCAAAAGAATATGCGCTGCGAGTCATTTACAGCAACAAACCGTATGGTGTACTGGGAATCATTGCTGAAGCTGTAAATTGGTTAAATGCAAAACTCCCGATATTCCGAGTGTTTGCCCCGTTCGTAAACATAGTCAGCAACGTGACTAACGAGTCACTCAACTACTTCCCTCCGGTAGGATATGCAAGATCCCTGCAAGCCAAGCGCAAGGGTGAACTCTACGGCAAACCACTCTCCGAGGATGCGAATACCCGAAAGGACCAGATGGGGGATCAATTTGCTAAATCTACGCTGGGAATGGTTGCCATGACTGCGGTCGGAGGATTGGCATGGTCAATGAAGGATGATGAGGATCCTTGGTTCATGGTTTACGGCACCGGTCCTCGGGATGTTGGCAAAAACAGAACCTGGAAAGCAACCGGTGCCCTCCCATATTCCATCAAAATTAATGACACCTACATCCCCTACAAAGATACCGTTATGGCAATCCCGTTTGCCGTCATTGGATCATTTATGGACGGGCACCGTTACAA